GCGAGCTTCGGGTATGCCTCGGCCACGGTCGGCGAAGCGTCGGTGTACGTGACGGCGATGATGCTCGTCGTCGACCGGATACCCAAGTGCGTGCCCGAAGTGCCGTCATCGTTGATGATGCCGTCATCGAGCTCCCGGTTGTAGTCGGCGAGCAAGTCGGACAGCACGATCTCCTCGACACCAACAGCGCGGTCGAGCGCCTGACGGGACACGTCCTGCTGACCGGCGATCGTCCGCACGTTGACAGTGAGCAGCGTGTCGTCGATGTCGGTCTCAGACACGGCGGCATTCTCCGTCGCCTGGATGGCGGCAGTCGAACCGGTCGTGATGCGAGAGATGTTGACCGTGTTCCCGGTTTCGGGAAGCGTGTGCTTGCTGGCGATGTCAGCCACCGGACGACCGGCCCGCCGCTTGGGGGCGACCAGATCGGTCAAGTACTGCGGCACCGTGAGACCGACATAGCTGGACGTCGAACCGTCGCGGCGTTCCAGGCTCACTCCGGCCCGCTGCTCCTCATCCATGTGCTTCTGTAGCCGGAGGTTGGCGCCAGGGTCCTGGTGCATGTTCATGACGTCCCTGAAGAACGACACATTGTGAAGCTGTGCGGCGTTGCGGCTGTACACCCGCTCGTTGCCACGGTCGACGGGTTGCACCTCGGGCGGCGCTCCGGTGGGCGGGCTGATCCGCCTGGCGGCTTCGTCGGCCTCGGCACGCTGCCGGGTCTCCTCATCGAGGTCGACGAGACGCGCCCGCTGATCCTTCAACTCAGCGGCAGCGTCCTTGATAGCCGCCCGAATCTCGTCGAGCTTGGCCTGCTCGTCGGCGGTCAGGTTGCCGTCACCGCGGGACTCGACGGCCTCGGTCAGCTTGTCCAGCTCAGACCGGCGGTCGGACTGATTCTTCTCGAGCTCGGCGATGCGAGCGCGCACGATGTCTGCGAGAGACATGGGGTTCTCCTGTGGTAGGACGATCCCGGCACGCAGGGGGACATGGGTGTGCTGAGCTTCCGACACGCAGGGGAAGCAAGGGGGGCGACCCGGCACGCAGGGGGTCTGGTGGTAAGCGAGTCGGGAATCGAACCCAAAACCGCCGATGGTGACGGCGGCCCTGCCGGGGGTCTCGCTTGGATCTCTAGGCGGTCAGGCGCTCCGCCTCGGCGATCGCCTGCGCCAGGGCCAGCGGAAGACCGAGCCGTGGCTCCTCGGACCCAGGGACGCTGATGGCACCCCTGACGGTTGCCGCTGTAGCTGGGTTGGCCGGATACGTGACGAGGGCAGCGTCAAACAGGCGAACGCCGTAGATGGTGCGCTCGGTGAAGTCCTCATTCCAGTCCTCCATGCGCTTGCCCTCGGCGTCCACGTCAACCATGAAAGCGAAGGACATTTCGTCAAGATCGCGCCGAGTGTTGCCGTCGGTGCCACGGAACATGGCCGACACCACTTCGACCACCTTCGGGTTGGCGCGGTCCACGCCCGACGGGGTGAGAACGTGCAGGCCGATGCCGTCCTCGTCGAGCTCGAGGGTTCCCGAGGCGGTGCGAGCGATCGGCACGCCCTCGTGATTCACGAGCAGACGAGTGTCGTCGCCGCGGGTGATCGCCTGACGGAACGCTCCCGGCTCGATCTTCTCTCGCCATCCCCACGGCGGGCCGCCATAGACCTCATACCAGACGCCCGTTGTGGAGGCGTAGCCCTCGATGATCGGGTCGCCACTCTCGGTGACTCGCACTTCAACGGGACGCCGACGTTCCTCCAGATGGAACTGGCGTCCGCGGTACGTGGTGACAAGATCCACACCGGGAATCGAGTCGGTGCCCAGCCGCTCGACGACGGCCTCAGGCAGGTTATGCAGGGTTGGCACGGCTGGCTCCTTCGTCACTATCTGAGGCGATCGGGAACGCTCGATACGGCGGCCACAGGTACTCATCGCCGTCTTCTGCGATCGGTGGCATGTCTTCCAGCTCCCGAACCTCGTTACGGTTCTTCCATCCAGCGCGGATGGCGCTGTCATGGGTGGCGTAGCGGGTGCGGGTGTCGACTCGAATCAGAGCATCCACATTTGCTTTCACATAGGTTGGGGGCGGCAAGGTGGCGTTTAGGGCAGCTTCGAGACGGGAGACCCAGGCGTGAATCGGATATGCCAATAGCCGGATCTGGTTGTGCTCGACGTTCGTGTAGGTCATCGAATCACCGCTCGAGAACCCAAGTTCCTCAGGTGCGAGACCAAAGATGGAGGCGATCATGGCGCCATTGGCGTTGATCGTCTCGAGGAACTGCGACTCCTCGGCCGGGACGCTGATCTGCTCGTACTGCCACCCGCCGCCGAGCGTGCGCACTTCCCTCTTGTTCGCGGCTTCGTCCCAGCGGGACTTCGCCGTCTTCGCCTGCTCCTCGTTGATGGCCTGATCGTTGATCAACAACGCCGACGGGATGGCCTCACCCTCGAACCAGTCAGACCCGTACTTTTGCGCGGCCAAACCCAGGCCGATCGCCTGGGCCATGTAACCGATCGGGGACATGCCGACCGGGGAGCCCGGCGTCTCATAGGCGGTGACCCGCCACATCTCATCCGGGAACACCCGCTGGCCGTCGTAGCGCCACTCGACCCGATCCAGCTTCCCCTTGCGCCGCGCGGACCAGTCGTCGGGATGGGTGATGCGGATCGTGGTTGGCCACGCCCGCTGATCCCTTGCCAGCACCAAGCCAAAAGCGTTTCCACGGAGCAACAACGACACGACGGTCTGCCGCCGCCACCCGATCGCCGAAGCGATCTCGGGATCGTCGGGACGGGACAGCAGCCCAGCCGGCGTGTCGTCCTTCGTCGCTGTGCCATTGCGGTCACGGTACGAATGCCAGGGCAGCGTGGCGATCAGATCAGAAATCTTGTTCACGGCCATCCACACGGCGGCGTGACGCAGCGACGAATCCCACGACACGGGCACGCCTGCCCACGTAGAACGCAGCCGACGCTCCGACAGGGCCTGAGTCACTTCGTCCGTCGAGCCAGCGCGCTGTTCGCCGGGACGAGAAACGAGCCGCTGTAGGACACTCACTCGGACTCCTGACCGAGCGCCACGCCATACAGCGTCGCCAGGACCCCGGCCACGATCAGTCCCACCGACTGGCCCCACAGCGACCAGGCCCCAAACCCAACACAGGACAGGCCTGCCACCTCGACAACCGACGACACTTGACCACGGGACGGGACCAAACCTCTCAGACGGCGCAACATGGAAACTCCCTCACCAGATGTTGTCGAGCGGGTCGAGCGACTGGTACGCCGCATGCAGGGCCAGCGTGACGGCCTCCAGAGGCGAGCAATCCGCGGTCACATCGAGAGACCAGACCCAGGCATCACCGGTGGGCTTGCGACGAGCACCCTGCACCGCCGCATCGAAGTTCGGATGGGACTCCACCGCGAACGCTTCTAAGCCAAGCCCCTGCCAGAAGTGGCCGCACGCCTGCACGTAGTCGTCGGGCGAATACTCGAGGACGGTCATCCCGGCTCGTCTCAGCTCGGTTACCAGGAACGCCAGCGGCGCGCGACCCGACCGGACCACCACTGCGCAGTTGTTAGGGCGGTCGCCGAGCTCGTCGAGAATCCAATCCGGTGACTCATCGTCGGTGACCACCCGATCATTGGCGACCAACTTCGCCCGGCCCTCCCGGTCGGCCAGCACCACAGACGCTCGAGAGCGGTCCTTCGTGGCGGCGATCGCAACCACCGGCCCTGTTGTCGGCGAGCAACGGCGGACGCTGACCCGGCGCCACATGTCGGCAGGAAGCACCTCACCCACGGCCCCACCCTTGGGGATGTTGCGCCACGCACGATTGAACTCGTCGATACCCTCATCAGGGTTGGTCTTCGCCGAGCTCAGAGCGTTACGGACGGTCCGCTCGCCGATCGTGTAGCCCAGCGCCGGCATCTCAGACCACCAGGTCTCGGGGTCTTCCGGGTCGGCCTTCGGATCGCCCGACCACTCGAAATATGCGATGCCCTCTCGACGGTCCTCCCGGACCGCTTGCCGACCCGCTGCCTGCTTCTGCGCCAACAACACCGACGTCTCATCACCTGCCGTAGACGCCATAACCGTCTGAGAGTCGTGGCGGGTGGCCGTCGCCGGAATCATCGCCTGTTCGCGAGCGCTGTCCTGGTCGGCGAAGATCTCGTCCATGAGCGGCAAATCAACGACCTTGCCGTGACCCGCACTCGGAGAGTTGTTCAGCACCCGCAACGACGCGCCACCCTTGATGTCCCAACCGATCCCCGTGCCAGCGCTCAGACGAGGCTTGCCGTCGATGGCTGCGTTGAAAGGGCTGTCCCGCCACGCTGGTATCCAGTCGTCACGGAACTTCTGGACTGCGTCCATGCCGGTTTGTGCCGTGTACGTCACAGCCTGGGGCTTGCCATCCCATGCCTCCCACATCACCAGGCGATGCGCCGACCATGCCAGCAGGATCGTGGTCTTGCCGTTCTGCCGCATGATCGTGATCACGACCAGTGGATATGCCGGCACCCAGATCCCAGTGTCCTCATCCTGGATCAT